ATCAAGAGGCAATCGGTCTTTTGCTCGAGTCCCTCAAAGTTGACTCCATGATCTCCGGCCAAGGCCCCTTCATCGACGGGATCGAAGCCAAGCTATCCTTCACCCCAACCGGCTCTTACCAAGTCACGTTCTACATCTAACCCAAGTATTCAAGAGGTATTCACATGTTATCTCCAACCCCAGAACAACACGAAATCATCACCGCTGCAGTTCAGCGCCAAGCATCGCTTATGATTAATGCCCTTGCAGGCACCGGCAAGACCACGACGCTCCAGATGCTTGCATCCGTTCTCCCCAAAGAACCTATCCTCGCACTCGCGTTCAACAAGAAGATCAAAGAGGAACTCGAAAAGCGTTTCCCGCCCAACTTTACAGTCATGACCATGAACGGCCTTGGCCATCGCGCTTGGGGCAAGACCATCAATAAGCCCAAAATGCTCATCGACGACAAAAAGCTCGGGCGCCTCACAACCGCCGCGCTCAAGGCCTTCCCTTCCAGCAAGGGCTCATGGAACGAGATCAGACAACTTGTGGTTTATGCTATGCAGAGGGGCGTCGTTCCAACCCAATTCCAGAACGCCAAAGGCATCCTGCCGGACACACCAGACACATGGCAGAACATCGCCTCGGACTATGACTTGCTCCTCACAGACGCGGAGTGCAAATTGTCCCGACGCATTTTATGCGAGTCCATCGAAGAAGGATTAAAAGGCGTAATAACCTATGATGACCAGATCTACCTCCCCGTGGTCTTTCCGGGAGACTTCCCACGCTTCAACACTGTCCTTGTGGACGAGGCCCAAGACCTTTCCCCACTCAACCACCAGATGCTTCGTAAATGCGCCGCTGGTCGCCTCATCGTCGTTGGCGACCCACGCCAAGCGATCTACGCTTTCCGAGGCGCAGACTCTTCCAGCATGGACACGATCAAGGCCTTGCGAACTGAATGGATTGAACTCCCCCTCAACACCACATTTAGGTGCCCTTTAACTGTCGTAGAGCGTCAACATCCACATGCCCCGAACTACGTCGCAGCGCCCTCCAACCCGCAAGGCGCGATCTACGATCTATCTGGTGAAAAGTGGACTTGGGACGCCATACCCGCAGGTGACACCGCAGTCCTCTGCCGCAACAACGCCCCGCTCATTTCTATAGCTTTTAAGCTAATCCGTCAGGGGATAGGTGTGAACATGTTAGGACGTGAGATCGGAAAGGGCCTTTCAACAATCGTTAAAAAGCTCTGCCCTGACCTCACAACCAATGTCGATCAGTTCCTACCCCTTCTCACAGACTGGTATGAGGGGGAAAAGAGCAAGGCAGAAGCGAATGGCGATAGCACGAAGGCTGCTAACGTCACGGATAAATATGAAAGCATCATCGCAGTCATCTCCGCAAACAAACCCCGCACTGTCGCGGAGCTTATTGAGGAGCTTAACTCGTTATTTGCGAAAAACAATGGGCAGGTCATTTTGGCAACTGGCCACAAGGCGAAGGGGCTCGAATGGGACAATGTTATTCACCTCGATCCATGGCGCATACCGTCGAAATACGCAAAGACCGAAAGTGAACAGAGGCAGGAGGCGAACTTACGCTACGTGTTAGAAACCAGAACCAAGCACACCCTAATCCTTGCAAACCTTTCAGACTTTGAACAATAAGGAGCCTTACGTCATGGACTTCTTTGACCCAGATCGCCCGCGTATATCGGGCCTACCAGCATTCGCACCGGGACAGGGTGTGGGGATCTCAGTGATCCCCGCGCTCTACTTCGCCCCCCGTTCTGGGGGCGATACTATCGAGATCTCAGGGTTCTTTTCTGTCGGCGCAAATCGTTCGTCGCGTTTTGTGACCGAGATCCCTGTAGGTGACTTTCCAGAATTCTGGCAACATTGGCTGTCAGATCCAGAGGATTGCGCCCGCAAAGCATTCCAATGGAAACCTGCAGACGCACCACAACCAAGCGCCCCTGTGCGCACCTCTGCACCACCACCTACACCGCTCAGCCCGTTAGACTTCGACGATTTACTGGAGGGATTAGAATGAAAACGCTTTACACCATTGCAGCACTCTTGCTATCCAGTTCCGCATTCGCACAAAGCACTTCTTTTTACGGGCCTTCCGGCGCTTATCAAGGCAGTGCTTACAGCAACAGCGGATCGACAAGTTACTACGGCCCAAGTGGTGGGTATTTGGGAAGCTCTTATTCAAATTCTGGTGCGACATCTTATTACGGTCCGAGCGGATCTTATGAAGGCTCATCATACGGCCCTGCAGTTGGAGGTTATTACTATGGCGAATAGTCCACTTCTAGTCCCTGCTTACTGGCCGCTTTTCAAAACGCATGAACTCAGACGTTTTGATTATTCGGCCCCGAACACACCATCCTTTACAAGCGTCTTTTCCTACGACGTTGGCTCGGACTCCATGCTCTACAACAACTATGATGCTGCGGGGACATGGTTGAACCGCTGGTATTACCGTTACAACCCAGGCTTCGGGATCACGGAATGGCGCGACGATTACCCTGACAATAAAAAGGTTGTGCTAAAACCAGCAATCGGATGGGGCGAATTCCAGACAATCCCTTCCACCTATGAGAACAAACCAAAGTTTGACTTTTTGAAATGTTCCCCTCCAGCCTTTTGTTCCGGCGAGCAAATTGTGACCTTCGAGCAGAACCTTCCAAACTACATGGCGTCAACGCAAAACTATTCAGATGTCCTTGTGTTTTCATATCTCCAATCGTGGAACGGAAAGCCCGCCACGGGGGCGCGTTACTGGATGGCGCTTGGCGTCGGCCCGGTCGCAACGCAGTTCATCATTCAAGACGCAAAAGACCCGACAAAGCTCGACCTGTCTCCGATATGGACTGCAACCGTCACACGGGTGAACGCATGATAAACGACGAACTCTTAAACGAAATTGCGATTTACGCTGCGATTGTTTTCTTTGCAGGAGGCGTATCTTACATCGTTCACCTGCTTTTGAGCGGAGATTATTGATGTCAAACTCCGCAACATCCAAGGGCACACTTCTCAAAATCTTTTACGAGGCAGGATACAACGACGCGCTACACGCAGTCGCCAAGGTCATCGCAGATTTTGATCCCTACGATCCTTACATTGTAGGCAAGATGAAGATTGAGGAAAGAAAAGCGACGCTTATCGCTGCCATCAAGGAGCTTCACAAATGAACAATGTCCGAACCGACACGCAATCCCGGCGCTACAAAGACCCCGCCGAACTTACCGACTATGAGCAAGCCCTTCTCGACCTCAAACGCGACGGGCTAACGCACAAACAAATCGCTTCCCACTACAAAGCCAGCATCAAGACGATCTCGAACAAATTCACCATCATAAACCACAAGCTCAAACTCGCGGCATGGAGCAGGTGCAATGACTGACTATTCAGACCTTGTGAAGCGATTGCAGGAACATGCCGAAAATATGTATGTAGATTTCCTCAATGAAGCCGCCGATGCTATTGAGCTTTTACAGCGCGAACTAAAGTGTGCGACTGAACTATGGGAGCAGCAAAAGGAACTGGCTTTGGAATATTTGGCTGACATAGAAAAGGCTAATGAGCGGATTGCTGAACTAGAGGCAGCGTTAAAGCCATTTGCTGATGCCAGCGATCTTCATCTTGGCAGCGATGACATGTCTATAGCGTTTCGTATAATCATTGGCAACCTACGCCAAGCCCGTAAGGTATTGGGAGAGGAGGAATGACCAGACAAGAAAAAGAGGCCCTCATCACTCGTCTCGCTACTTTCTTCGACGAGGCCCCAACGTATTTCACCATGAAGGATCTGGCTGAAATCGCCTTCGATTACATCGAACCGCAGATCCGTGAGGAATGTGCGCGACACGCCGAGGCACTCGACCCTTCAAACAACGTCGCGTCAGCAATCCGCCGAGCCCACCCATGACCCCAGAAGACATTGAGCGCGTTCCTGTCAACATCAAATGGACCCCCGAACTCGACGCAGAACTTGAGCGGAGCATACACAATGGACTTTCCTACACCCAAATCGCCATCAAATTCTCCATCTCCAGATGCGCCATTGCCGGACGCATCCACCGACTCCGAAAAGCAAAAAGAAAAGGAGCGCAAGTTGGCGCTAATGGAAGGCCGTCGCTTGCGCCGCAACGCCTCACACCGAGAGAGAATGGCGAATGACCCGGAATACCGAGAGGCCCAACGCATCCGACGCGCTGCGTATCGACGTAAGAAGAAAGACGAAAAGACAGAAGCCCGCAAAGCCCAAGCACAAATCCAAAAGGAAATTCCCAAAAGTGACAAAAAGCTCGATCAAAGCCCTCCGCCGAGTGAGCGCCCTGTGCAGAAGAAAAAGCCGGGGAGAGTTTATATGATGTGTAAGTGGTATGGCCTTTAGGCCCACCCTAAACTCAGTCTAAAATGGGTTTAACTTTTTCCCCCAGTGCACGATTATTTTCTTGCAATGGGTTTAACTTTGTGGCACTATGTAAAACGCACAAACAAAAGGAGCCTTTTTGATGCGCACACTTAATCTCCCACATAACATTACAATTACCGTCGCCCAGCCTTATGAAGAAGGCTATGTGTTGACCACAGCGGAAGCTGAAAAGCTCAATCAAGTCCTTGCAGATAGCATCCGCACATCTTTGATGTCGAAGCTCAAAAAACTCGACAACGATAGTGTAGACCATGCAGAGGTTGAAGCGCAGTTCCAGCAGTTCGCTAACAACTACGCCTTCTCAATCCGCACCCCGAAAAACGCAGCAGATCCTATCGCTAAAGAGGCGAACAAAATCGCAAAAGAGCAAGTGTTCGCAGCGATCAGAAAGAAGGGCGGAAATCCCGCAGATTATTCTGCGGAGCAAATCGCAGAGTATGTAACGAAAGTTCTGCAGCACAAACCGGAAATCCGTGAGGAAGCTGCACGTCGTATTGACTCAAGCCGTAAAATTGCCGGGGATCTTTTAGACGATCTTCTCGACGAGGCGGCTTAACAGGAAACACGGCCAGCACCACTGATGCGAAAGCTCAAGTGTTGGTCTTCGTTCAAGGTTCGACTCCTTGAAAACAGTGGCAAACCTCCCGCCACTGCACTTGGGGGAGCAAGGCACTTCAATGTTCGACTTGCTCCCTCCTTTTAGAAAACAGAGTGCCCTTTGATGCGTGAAGCTGAACTCCTCTACGAAGCCTACAATTCCGACTTTGGTATAGAAGTCGAGCTTTTCGGAAATTACCAAGTATCTCTGCAAAGGTTATACGCAGCAAAACGTAAAGATCCTGACCTTGAAATCATTCAAATCTTCAAATCTCCTGCATCCCACAATCATATCTGGATAGTTAAAAACGACACTTTGCGCCATCCCAATGCGCCACAGGCGCAGACCATTAAACAAAACCCACAAGGCGACGGACCTCTTTACTCCCTAGCCGACCTTCTCGGAGATGACTAACATGGGCGCGAGGCTCGAAGACGAAACGACTAAAATTCACTTCCATATTTTCTCAAAGGATCTTGAACGAATTGACGCGCTCTTTTGCAGACAAGGGCATCGCACGGTCGGGCGCTCGAAGGCCCTTCGCCTCATAATCCATTCTTACCTTTCGCATCTGGAGAAAAAGTCAAATGCCAAACCAGTCAAATTCGACCCAACAATCACAGACATCATCGCATGACATCGACCCCCTCGCGGAGGCATTGGAATTCTCCCTTGAAGAATTAATGAACCGAGCCCCGCAGATTTCTGACGGCGAGGCTGATCAGATCATTTCATACCTCCGGGCCCAACGCGAAAAGTTCGCACAGCAAGAGGCAACGCCGAAGGTTAAGAAGGAGCGTAAAGCTCCGGTAAAAGGCCCAAAACCGAAACTAACTGTTGATGAATTACTTTCAGGTTTAGATTAAAAATTGCAGGAGCCATGCAATGACAACCGACGAATTGGAAGACCTCGTTATATCTTTGCGTCATCAAGCGGGGACGTGGATGGGAGACGAGGCTTGTGAACAACTCGAGAGACTTATTCAATACACATTAAAAATCCACGAGCGCTCAACACTTATCGACGCAAAATTAAAGCAAGGCTATCGGTTCATTCAGACCGGCAGCGGTCAACATTCCACCAACTAAGTCAGGGACGCCCCATGACCACTAACAATTCACTCTCCAAAATCTCCCCCAACTTCCAGATCGCTTGGGACTCGACCTCAATCGGCGCATTTAAGACGTGCCCGAGGCTTTACCAATTGTCTATTCTTGAGGGCTGGCAGCCACGCGACATCAGCGTGCATTTAACCTTTGGTCTGCATTTCCATTCTGCGCTCGAACGCTACGACCATCTGCGTTTTGGTGGCATGGACTATGACCAAGCCTTACGTGAAGTCGTGAAGTATGTGTTGACAATTACATGGGACGAGAAGAAAAATCGGCCATGGATCTCAGACGATCCAAACAAAAACAGGCTCACGCTGCTCCGCTCGGTCATTTGGTATTTGCTGCAATTCGCCGACGATCCCATCGAAACAGTGCGCCTTGCCAACGGCAAACCAGCGGTTGAACTTTCTTTCCGCTTTGACAGTGGTTACACAACTTCTCAAGGTGAGAGCATTCTTTTGTGCGGGCACCTCGACCGCCTCGCCATGTTGAACGGCAAGGCCTTTGTGCTTGACCGCAAGACCACAAAATCCACAATCAATTCTTCCTTCTTCGACAAGTTCTCTCCCGACAACCAGATGACCCTTTACGCCATCGCCGGGAAGGTTGTTTACAACATCCAGATCGAAGGGATCATTGTTGACGGAGCGCAGATAGCACAATCATTCACACGCTTTCTACGCGGCACAGTTCCAAGGTCCGAACCAGTCCTTGAGGAATGGTATTATGACCTCGGCCAATACCTTGCGACCGCAGAACTTTATGCCGCCAATGGCTACTGGCCGATGAACGATAAATCTTGTGGGCAGTATGGCGGTTGTCCGTTCCGCAAAATTTGCAGCCTTCCGCCTTCTGTCCGACGCGAATGGCTCAAGGCCGACTTTACCCAACGGATCTGGGACCCATTGCAGGTGAGAGGTGACATTTGACAGATTTCATAATTCTCCTTGTCGGCACCTTCGTCATCACAATCACCCTCGCAGCCTTATGGAATTATTAACATGCCTCCACTTTCACAACATCATTCATCCACAACCACAAAATTACTTTTCGTTGGCGATAGCGGAGCCGGAAAGACGGGGGCACTTGCCAGCCTCGCATCCGCTGGGTTCAAGGTTCGCATTCTTGATCTTGACAACGGAGTAGACGTTCTACGCGACCTTCTAACCAACGGGAACTATGCGAAAAACTCCATTGAGAACGTCGAGTATGTCACGCTAACTGAGCCCATGAAGAACCAAGGGGGCAAGTTGGTGCCCGCCAAGGCTTCCGTCTGGCAGCGTGTCGCCGGAATGTTAGGCGATTGGAAAGACGGAGACAGATCGCTCGGCTCCATAACCACATGGGATGACAACACAGTTCTTGTCATCGACTCCCTCACCATGCTTTCTGATGCCGCCCTGTCCTACATCCTTGCCATGAACGGACGTTTAGGCCAGCACCCGCAGCAAGCCGATTGGGGCCTTGCACAAGCACTCGTCGAGAATTTGTTACGAATGCTCTACGACGAGGGAGTCAAGTGCAATGTGATTATAAATTGCCATATCAAACCCATGGGCGACGATAGCGGCCCGGAGCGTTACTATCCCAATACTCTAGGCAAAGCACTCCCACCAAAAGTCGGTCGCTATTTCAACACGGTTCTTTTAGCTCAAAGTTCTGGTCGTGGGGCAAATCTCAAACGCCAGATCTTCACGACATCACAAGGAACTATTGAGTGCAAAAACACAGCGCCCTCGAAGGTGGCGCAGAGTTATCCGCTTGAGTCCGGCCTCGCCGATTACTTCAAGG